CTCCAGCACCGTCCTCCGCTGGCTGGAAGTAGTTAAACGGAACTCCAGCAATCTTGGATTTCAACTCGGGATACTTTTCCTTCATGTCCTCAAACACCCGGCGGTGAATTAGCATTGCTCCAGCACCAATCCAATCCACTGGCATCACTTTGTCAGCAAAGGCCCGAGCATCAGCCTCAAGGTTTTGATTACTGCACAACAGCTTTCCGCCTTCTTGACGACCAAAATAAGCCCCTCCAACCAGCGTCTTGCCACTGCCTATCAGGCGATGCAGAATATGCCGCTGTAGTGGCTGTTCTTGCGCGTTGCGGGCACTAGCAACCCATGCCCTATACCAAGCAGACCGTCCAATGCTGGGGATGATGTCATCGTCCAACATGAACAGCCAGCGGGCGTCGGTTTCTAGGAACTTCTCGGCAATCTTGTTGCGCGAGTGATAAATCATTGCGTCGCCCATCACCAAATCAAAGCGAATGCGATCTTTTCCAAAGTCGAGCGCCATGGCGATGAGTGCCTGCGTTGTTACTGGGTTACTGGTCTTGTACCATGGGAGCCCGACAAAGATATCTCGGCCGGCAAACTCGCAGCGGTAACTTGGTAGCCCATTTTTATCGTGAGATTCGATAATTGGGTTTTCAAATATCACAGGTTCTGACTCTGGCTGTGACTCTGGCTCCACCACTTCTGTAACAGGCTTTTTTGCAAACGGTCTTCCGCGCTTCTTTGGCTCCACCTTGGATTCTACGGCTACATCAATCATGTGGTCGTCACTCTTGGCAAGCTCTTCTATTTCATCGGGCTCAACGTCTGGCGTTGCCGCCATTGGGCGACCATTCAGGTTTTTTGGCGCTGCAATCCTAGTTTGAAATGGATTGGCCGAGTCGAGCGCATTCAACGTGCGGCGTTCCATTGCTGATATTGCTTCCATATTTATGCTCCTGCTTCATCCAGACCCATGTCAATTGCATCGCTGGAGTTCATCGTTATTCTGTTGTTTGTGCTTTGTTTAGACTGAGTGCCAGCCACATTGCTTTTTGGCATTTTCCCAGAAGCTTTGAGTGCGTTGTTTTCCTTTGTCAGCCGCTCCAATTCCGACTGCATTCTGGCTTTTGACTGCTGCTCCACGCGAAGTTGATTGGTCACAACGTGCGAGAGTGTTGCCGCTGCCGCAACTGCCGCCCGTTCAGATGCCGTTTTGGGATAAAGCGCAGAAGAGAACTTGCTTTCAAGATCTTTCACTCCTGCGTTGTGCGCGTTTACGCGCTCAACTTGCTCCCTTGTGGCATTCTTTGGCACCTCTTGGAAACGCGCCCAAGGCACAGTTGCCGTGACTTTTTCCAAGTATCCACCAATCTCTGTGCCCTCTTGCTGGTAGCGTTGCACTCGCTCCTGCTCCTTCTGTTCCATCCACTGCTGCTGATTTGTCTCGGCCATGTCGAGATCCGCCTTTCGGGCGTTTTCCACATCGTCGATCTGAACCAATGCATTCTCCAAGCGGCGAGCGTCGGTAAAATCTTCCGTCTGGTAAAGGCGATCAATCGCGTTCTTTTTCCACCAAGACTTTGCGACCTTGCCCGGGCCACCCGCCTCTTGAATGCTCTTAATAACTTCGTCGGATGCTTTATGCTTTCGCAGCATGCTGTAAATATTTTCAGCCGCTTCATTAATCGGCTTGTCGTATTTGGATTGAAATTCAGGGTCTGACTTGAGGTCAAACGTAGCCCGAAATCGCTTCAACTCATCGTAATCTGGCGGGAGTTGTTGTGCCTGTTGCTGCTCTACTAACTTTTGACGCAGAATCTCCACTTCCGCAGCCTGCTTTTTGTACTCGCTGGCAGACTTTCTGAGTTTCTCCCAGTTGCTCACCTGCTTCTCAGACATGCCAGCAGGCGTCTGGATAGCAGCAATCTCTGGGTCTAAGTCAGATGTTGTATCAGTAGTTGTCTGGCTTTTTTGCTCATCAACTTCCTGCGTTTCAACTGTTTTTGGATCAACATTTCTGGAAAATTGATCAGAATTGTCCTCAGATCTGTCTTGAGCTTCAGCTTGGTCCAGAAGCGAATCAATCGTGTCTGATGTGCTTTGGCTTATTGGGTCAGCGTCAAGCCGAGCGGCGCTGCCGTCTGGGTTTGCTGCCGTTGTTTCAGGGATTACGTTTTCGTCGTCTAGTGTCATATATGCGTTGGGATGAGTTTTACATTGAAGAGAATGAACCAGAGGCGGCGTCGTCCCCTGTTGGTTGCTCGGACAGAATGGCTTCTATCTGGCGAATGATGTACTCGCATCCGTCTTTGTGCTTTGCCTCCAAAGCAACCTCCTCAATTGTTTTCCCCAGAAGTGGAGGGACAATTGATCGAAGGTGGGCAAGGAGCCTTCCTCCCGTCTGTTGATGATATTGTCTGTATCGGGCGCTGTCTGATGCATTCCACATAATGGATTACGCTGCTGTTGGTGGTCTTGGCGGATTTGCAATACTTGCAATCGTCGCGTTTTGGTTTGGGTTCTGTTGAGAATAAACTTCGCCCATGTGTTTCTGGGCTGCTGCTGTTGGTCTTCCACCTCCAGCCCCAATGCCATTGGGTGCTGCTGCCGGCGCGATGTCAGGCGGAGGAGGAGTGTTGTGGCCTGCGGTGAGGTGTTTGGCGGCTTCCGAATACGCCTGCTTGTACTTCCCGACCTGATCCTTGGGCATGCCCTTGGCCTCTGCTGATGAAATATGGGAGGCAAAATGCTGCATTGCGCGTATAAGAGGTGCGACACCTTCGGGAGACAACCCGCCGGGAGGAATGTTCATCATCACTGGCATGAGCTTCTGCATCATCGTTTCGAGATGGACATTGTCGTTGTCGCGTGGAGAAACAGGAATGTCTTGTCCAGAAACAATTGATTGCAACTCCATGATTTGCTGACGAGTTGCCTCAATTGCAATGGCTTCCACCTGATCTTTAGGAAGAATCACTTCGTTTGCAATGGTCTCTCCGAGCTTTTTGATCCAGTCCAGTTTCATCAGCGCATCCTGATTGATGGCAGGGTTGCCCATGTAGCGTTGAATCATTCCGTCCAGCACCTGCAAGTCCTGCGCGGTTGTGTCAGGAATTAACTCGCTTGCGGGCGAATGCGCGATCAAAAGAATGTCGCTTGGCGGGATGTTTTTCTCTAACATCGACAAGCAGCAATTGATCGCGTCCTCATCGAGATGTTCGGGAGCCTCAAACGGGACAAGGAACGGAGGCAGCTCCATCATGGAGCGGTCAAACGCATCAACAACGTCCCGCCGCGCCCAAATCGCGTTTGGCTCAATTTGACGCGCCAAGTCCAGCTTTCCTTTGAGGTCCGCAGCGGCTTTAATGTGTTCGGGATGGCAAATCCCAGTCTGCATGCGATATACGCCCTGCGAGAACTGGCGGGAGAAACGCATCAACACCCCTTGGCGAAGCTGGTTCTCAATGGCTGCAACACGATTGACTTCAGAGGCTGTTTTTTTGCCCTGAGTCTGTACGGGAGCGCCCGGAAGAAACGTGCCGATCTGAATTTCAGCCAAGTTGCTAACAAACTGGTCGAGCTTCAGGAAATCGTCCACATCCGCCGGCAGCGACTGCGGCACAACGTCGTAGCCTTCGGAGACGAACGCAACTGGGTGGTGGACAGTTAACGGTGCGATGTAGGGCTTTGCGGTTGGCCCCTTTTTGAGCAGCAACAACCCCTTTATGTAGGCGTTGTCCACCACCAAGTTGCGAGCTTTATCCACGGCAACATGCGTGTTATAAAGATCTCTCCCAGCGCCACGACTCGACATTAAATTTCCAGATCCAATCTCAACCGAGAAGAGCGCGATTGTCTCTGACATGCGGTTGTAGCGATCAATTTGCGTACAAATTTCGTCTCCGCTTTTGTCGTCGAAAAGGAAGCGGGATATTTTCCCATGTGGTTCCTTAACAATAATTTCACCCAACTCAACATACTTAGCGTCGTTTTCGTAAGAGGCTCCGTAGCTTCCTTCTCTAATCCAATCTTCATACCGTCGCGCATCGTCGTCAGCGTCTAGTGTTCTGCCCGCTGGAATAGCGTTATTGATTGCTCGAACCAAGTTCTTGATGTGCCATCCGGCGAGAATGGACATTTCTTGGTTTTCAAGAATTGGCAGCAACTCCGCAATTTGATACCGCCGCTTCCGCGCCCAAATCGGCGTTGCGTCGGCAACCATTGGAGTCTCGATGCTAAAAAACGTGTAGTCCTGACGCATGAACTCAGGTTTCCAGTCGCGAGTGTCGTCCCAGCACCACCCGCAGAACCCAAAAACCGTATTCTCATGCACGGTTTGAGCCACAAGATCATCAAACCCAGCCCAGCCGCGAATGCATTTTGTAATCTCCTCCCGAAATGTCTTGGTCTTGTATTCGGAGTCGATGCTTTCTACTGGATACTTTGAGAACGTCAGTGTCGCGGCTTGCTCGATAACCTCTCTGAACGGAGGTTGAATGCGAGAACACATAGTAGACAGGAACCCAGTAGGGCGGTTGCTGCGCCAATTTTGGCCCATGCTCTCAAGCTTTTTGGGGGTGTATGGAGTTTCATTATTTAATTTCTTCTGGATGAGTTGATTCTTGCGGTTTCGCTCGACGTTCTGCTGCTTTAGGCGACGGTAGGCACTGTGCGCCTGCTGCGCGTCCTTGAACGTGCGCCGCACTTCCAGCGTATTGGGATCAACCGTGTCTGTGTTGCCCGTAGTTGGGTCAACAATTGTGACATCGAGAATCCGAGCCTTGTCGTGATGGTCGGAGAGGCGCGGGCTTTTATCCGCAAATCTGTCGGTGATTTTGGGGTCGAGAGGCTTGGCGTAGTTTGCCATAATTAGAGGGCGACCCAGCACTCAACTGGGATGTTGGTTGAGCGTTGAATCTGATTTCTGTCCATAAACACCGCTGTACGGTTGTCGTGACGCATTAAGGCACATCCACCCAGAACAGTGGTTGATGCCGTGTCACGGGCCTGCCTGACGCTTGCACACACCCTCTCTGTTGCCGACACGCACGCACCACACCCGCCGCGCCAGTTGACATTGTGCGGACAACGCCTGCAAACCTGCGCCCGTTCTTCCGCGAGTGTATCCAGCACCAGTGGGTGCGGGTCTTGAGACTGTAAAATGTTCTTAGCCCAAGTCTGAATGTCGTTCATCAAATCGCCTGACGCAGTTTGCGGAGTCATGCTGGTGATGGCAACCATGTCCACTCCATGGCAGAATCTCGGCCAATTTGAGCAGATGTAGCCGTTCACATCGCCAATGATGTCACCAGAGGGCAGATGATTTTCCGCACGATAGGTCTCAACGGACTTCAGCAAGTCGTCGTATGTACTACCAGTGATTTTAGTATCGCTCTGGTAGTAATGCCACCCTCCCGGCGGGATCATTCCTATAATTGGCTGCGGCATATTAAAGAACGAATTCGTGATGGCACTTTGGACAAATGGTCGTATCGGATTCAGGCTTTTTCTTTTCTTCCTCTTCCTCAAAAGGCTCGTCTGGACTTCCTGTCATTTCATCCAGTTCTTCCTTTGTGAATCCCAAAGAGAATAAATCAAATCCATCTTCACGCAACTCATCAATCTCAACAGACAACACATCAAAGTCCCATGTAGCCATGTTGGGCAGTTGATTGTCAGCAATCGTGTACGCTTTGACTTGGTTTTCGTCCAAATGATCCAAGCAAATGCATGGGATTTCATCCAATCCAATCTTCTTTGCCGCTTCAAGCCTGCCGTGTCCCGCAATAATCTTGCCAGCATTAGTGATAAGCACAGGATTTGTAAACCCAAACTCCCGAATGCTTTCTCCGAGCTTCATTATCTGAAGATCCGAGTGCATGCGGGCGTTTCGTTCGTATGGCAACAAATCGCCAACAGAACGCATAACAATCGCTGGATTACTTTTTAGGCTCATGCTCTTTTGCGTGCGTACTGCATAGGTACACCCTATTACCGTTATCTAACTTAAATGATCTAGAGGTCAATACATTACAGCGTTCCCATTGATTTTCCTCTCTAGACACATGCCCGCATTCATGGAGTTTTTTAGGCTTTGACTCCAAAACTTTCTTTTCTTTTACGTAATCTTTCATAAATCTAATTAAAAATACACCGTCAATTTTGATTGGTCAATGTTGCGAAGCCTGTTTGTCACCGTTAATTTGTTGACAATCCCAAACTTATTCAGGCTTATGCGCTAATGCCCGCAACACAAGACTGGACTTTTACCAAGTCAAATACGGATGTTTGCGTTCTCAACGTAAACTTTAAAAGGGAAGGTGACGAACAATACATCCTACTAACTTCGGATGTTCACTGGGACAATCCAAAATGCGATTTGTCGTTATACAAGAAGCACTTGGATCTTGCACTAAAACGTAACGCTCCTGTGTTTTCTGCGGGCGATTTCTTCTGCGCGATGCAGGGAAAATGGGATAAGAGGTCGTCTAAAAGCGACATCCGCCCAGAGCATGCTAACGGCAACTATTTGGACGCTCTCGTCGAGACCGCAGCCAAATTTCTAACGCCGTACAAGAGCATTCTCGCGCTGCAAGCCAACGGCAACCATGAAACAGCCATCACTAAGCGGCATGAGACAAACCTTACCGAGCGGTTTGTTGAGCGCATGAAGGTGCTTGGCGCAAAAAACATACAAGCCTGTGGATACGGAGGCTTTGTCAGGTTGCGAGTCAATGTAAACGGTGGTCGGCGCGGAAATATCCTTTACCACTACTACCATGGTTCAGGCGGCGGCGGACCTGTCACCAGAGGCGTGATACAAACCAACCGTATGGCGGTGTACCTAGCTGATGCCGACATCGTACACACAGGGCACACTCACGATGCATGGCAGGTGCCTATTGCCAGAGTAAAAGTGAACGCTAGCGACATTGTTGAGCGCACCAGACAGATGCACCTACGCACCGCTGGCTACAAGCAGGACTTCCACCTAGCTGGAGGCTGGCATGTGGAAACTGGAAAGCCACCAAAGATTCTTGGGGGCGCTTGGCTCCGTCTTTTTGTTGTAGACGGACACGTTGATTACGAGATCGTTGAAGCGAAGTGAAGTCCCGGACACCGCCACACGGCGGGCCGGGTTGTTCACAATTCACACTTCACTTGCCGCCTGATTCTGCAAGCCGAGCAAACGCCTTACAAGCGTTTTTTACGGAACTTTCTGTGTCACAACCACAGCGCTCTGCTTACCGCAGGCGCGGCAGTCCACAGGCTGGTCAGCAAACCCAATGGATCGAGCGTTTACACCCGTCTTGTCTCCGCAATGACGACACACCTTTTCGTGCCGCCGCGAGAATGCACTTCCTTGTTCCTTTCTGAGTCTCTTTTCGGCGTCTCTAGGAAGCTCTGGGGCATCCAGTGGTCCCCACCAGACAATTTGATCGGAAGGGTGGTCGCTCTCCAACGCAAAAACGCCCCCCTTATTGGGAAGAGCTTGCACCCCATACATGCGGATTCTTGAGGGGGACAACTCTACAGGATATTCCATCACCGCGACCCAATACTCACCGGGCTCGGCGGGTCGCATCTCACTTAGCAGTTCCCATTTTCTGTACGTCATACTGCTCTTCTTTAACAAAGACGCCAGAAGGCAGCAAGGTGCCTTTGCGGTCCTTTATTTGGTCATAGGCAGACTCAAGGCATCCCGTGATGTCCAGTCCCTCCAAAGCGCAGAGGTTGATGAGGCAGACGACAACGTCGCCAATTGCGTCAATTGTAGCTTCCCGATCCCGTTTGTTGATTGCGTCAGCTAGTTCTCCCATCTCGGACGCAGCCTTTAGGTATTGGGAGACGGGTGTAGAATTCGGAATGATATGCCGATTTTTCGCCCATTGGATAACAGCCGACTCAATTTCACTGAAGTTCTCTTTTTTCATTGGTTGGCAAATCTCTCGTTCGTCAGTAGATTGCCATGTTGGCACATTGTGCTTACAGAGTTGACGCCTTTTTTTTAATTCGCACAGTCCGCATATTAACCCAAGTGGCACAAAATGCTCGCAGGTATCTCGGTTCATTTCGCCTCCTTTGGCTGTCTTCGCGCAGTTGCTAGTCCCTCAAGAAGCTCAACGCGCTCACTGTCAATAATAGCAGTGCAGTGCGGGTGACAATTGTCCACAAGCCACTGCATGAGTGGTAATGCTGACTCCCGCAGTGACTTAAGTTGTTCTTTTGTAAAGATCATTTGTTTGTTTTTCCAATGTAAATGTAATTCATGGGGACTCATGCAAAGGTCATTTGGCCTTTCTTGCTGCTGCGATGAGTGCGTCTGCGTAATCCACGGATCTGTCTGCAATTGTGATTCCCCAAGTGCTACTAGCGATAAACCCTTGCATCGCCATTGCCGCTATCTCCAGCCGTGAAGGTTCTGGGCGAACTGTCAACGATTCCTTGACGGTTGCCTGTTCGTAAGCCGCAACAGTGTCTCTGAGTTGCGCCACTTCAGCGCGGGCTGCGTTACGTTCTCTTGTAAGCTCACAGATAGTCTCGTAATGCATATTGCACTTTTCTTTTAACTCCTCCAGCCTGTCAGCGGCGGCTCGCATCTCCATTATGGGCACGTAATCCGGCATCGCGGCTAGCTCGCGCAGTGATTCGATGATTTCTTGTGTAGTCATTTTTAATTATTTGTTTAATTGTTTAACGCCTCCCGCGCAATCGCACGCACTGCGTCCATACGGTCTGATAGCGTGGTTACGAAGTCCAAGTGTGCAATTTTTGTGAGTGCAAACCTGTACTTTGCAACAAGTTGCTTAAGTTCGTTGATGTCATCAGATGGCTCACAATGCGGGCATGACATCCCAAAAGTGTCTAGTTCTAGCACTCTTCCGCACCATTCGCATTTTTCTTTCATTTCCCCTCCTCCCACTTCCCCAGCGTCCGCAAAAACGCCTCTGCTCTGGATCGTGGATGCGCGGTTAATAAATCCCATAAATATGTTGGAGAATCCGCAACCTCTCCAAGCAGTTTACGAACATACATTTCTCTAATTGGCTCGTGCAATGATCTCTCCGCCTCATGCATCGCGTTGAGGTCGTTGCACCAATCTGGAATGTGTTCGTAATTGCTCGTATAGTCAGTCCCGGGCGCTTTGCCAGACCTGTTTGCTGGGTGCACGTTAGTCCACCCACACACCTCCGCAATCGCCGCGTTAATTTGTTCGTCGGTCATTTGAACTGTCATCTATTGGTTGACTGTTGCCGTTCCTCTTCCCGCTCTATTGCCACATCCATCGCCTGCGCTTGTAAACTCCTGTAGTCCGCCAGCAGTCGCAGAAAGCACAGGTAGGTTGAATCATTATTATCTTTTGCAAAATCTTCTACCCACATGCCGATTTTGCCGAGTTCTAGGCCGTAGCGTTCTTCTTCGTTCATACGGCACCCTCCAGTTGTGCATCGGTCTCATCATACGTCACGCCCAGCATGCGGCTGATCTCCAGTCGAGCCTCAGACTCGGACTCGGCCATGACAAACCACTCCCGAAACGGGAGCCAGTCTGCGGTTACTCTGTATCGCATTTTCCAATTCATTTATGTATTTATTGTGCAGCTACTTGCTGCTGGTTTTATTTCTGGGAACCCCCTCTAGGGTCACTCCAGTGATTCTATCGTAATACGAGATCCACAGGAAATTCAAAGAAATTCCAATATTTAATACCAATTCTGTCCATGTCGGAGTTGGGAGGGATAAGAGATTTGCAGCCGATCCGCAGAACGTAATAGTGGATGCAACCTTACATAACACAGCCGCTAGCCTGTTGCTGTATATCGGACTGTCTGGTCGCCCAAAAACAAACAGGGTGACATGGAACACGCTGACGCATAACACAGCGTTAGCTATTGCGTTTAGTAGGGTTAGTAGGCTCATTGGTATCAGTTGCTATCATTTTGGAGGCAATCAAATCTATGGCTTTGAGGCCCGCGAATCCGAGCAGGAACGCTATGGCAAACGCAAACTGGGGAGTGTCGTCTAGCTTGGCGAGCTTGAGGATAAGAGGCGTGATGTAGTTGGCAGACGCAGCGCCTCCTAGTACGGACGTAACTGTCTTGCCGACGTTTAGCGCAGCCTGTCGGCTCGTACTCAAGGCAGCGCCGAACAAGCCGGCCGTAGCCAGCCCAACGTCAATGCCCTCTTGTTTCAAGTCCATGCGGCATACTGCCTGCCCTAGTCCGAGAAGTCCACAAACACCGACACACTGTCCACAAAGCTCTCGACCTGCTTCCCGACCACCTCCGCCTTCTGCTCGGTCATTGTTGCCACATTCCCGCCCCTTTGGCGTAGCAGATGCACCAACATACTCAAGGAGTCTAGAGCGTCAGGAGAACTCATTCTCGTTCGCTTGATGAAGTCTTTCTTGCTCTCCACTCGGACCATGCCTTTCCCCTTCTGCATGTACCTGCGTCCAGTAGCCTGCTTAACCAACGCTTCATTCCGAAAGCCCGGGCTGATCTTTAACCACTCAAACTCCAGATACTTCGAGAGCGCGAACAGCAACTCCGTCACCAGCCCATTGTATAGCTCGTTAGCCTTTTGGCTGTCATCACCCATAATCGGCGTCTCCGTCGCCGCCCAGCTATAGTTCAAGCCCATTACGTCCCTGCCAAAGGTCGAGCATAGAACGTCGTGAATGCCAGCACCGTTGCCCGTCCTGTCCACCACAAGCCATGACGGCGCTATCTTCATCGCCTTACAGAACTTCACAATCGCTGCCGCTTGCTCCATCGTCGCTGCCTTCGGGAACGGGATCTGACTGTCTAGCTGCAACATCGTCCTGTTGCTCTTGAACCCGTGGAACGCTCCAGACCTGTCCGTCCAGCCGTCCGACAGTCCAAACCGTCCGTAGCTGCACAACACTTGGTCCACGCCCTCCAACGCCAAGTCAAAGCTGGCAAGCGGCACCACAGGCCCGACAAACCGCACGATGCCCATAGCGTTGTCCATCATGGCAGGTGAGATGATGCCCATGCTGATACCTTCGTCAGGGAACCAACCGCGAGCCATTGTGCTAGCCTCTGCCGTGCGTCCCTTGCTCACGTATGCCATGTAGCCTTCGTAGGTTTGTAGGCCCGCAAACACCACCTTCTGTTCCTTCACATTTTCACAGTCCGCTGCGTCCAGCCGTATCACCTGCCAGTTCTCTCGGCTCACCCACTCCTTGTCTTCCTCCATGCCGACGGAGCCCCAGCCGTACTTGGGCTCACATCGCTGCCCAAACTGTGTGGTGCGGTCTCTAGGGTTGCTTGCTGCGAAGATCTTGATGCGACCGGGCACACTTGAGTCAGCGGCCGACAGGATGTTGTTCACGCCGGCCCAGCAGCCGTCGCTGATCTCTTCCGCTTCGTCCAGCACTACGTGCGTTCGGGACACGCCTCCCCAGCGCAGGTGAGGCTTCACTCTGGGCGATGGATGAAAGCCGCGCAGCGTCCCATGCCCGTCGTCTCCCTTGGGTATGGCAACGAGATGGATGCCCTGCTTGCTGTCGCTCGTCACCTGTATGCTGGTAGCGAGATCATCTGATACCATTGTCGGCGGACGCAGGAGTGCCGTGCGATGAAAGGTCTTGATGGATGCGAAGATGTTTCGCTCGGCGTGATCTCTCGTCAACGATACCACCTTGATACAGGTGTAGACAGGGTCACGCCACCAGTCCAAGTAGAACCATGCGGCTGCGCCGTAAGATTTGCCCATACTACCCGCGCCCTGAACCAACAGCTTGTCGTGCGTCATAAGCCCATGCCATACTCGACGGCAGGACTCTGGTCGCCAGTCAAAGGCTCCCGGCCCCCACAGCAGGATGGCAGCAGGCTCAAACAAATCGTTGTCGAGAAGCATCTGTACCCATTGCCGCAGGACGCTTTCAGCCATAGCCGGCGTAAGGTTCACCTCACCGAGCGACTGCTGCCCGTAGTTCCGCGCTACGAACGCAGCAGCCCGTACTAACCCGCGCTCCTCACTAGAGTCTGCTAGCGCCCGGGCCTGTGTTGCTATGTCGATTGCCCGAGCTACAGCAGGCGGGAGAGTGGAAAGGAGTTCTTGGCTCATAGGGTAAAGATGCGGAACCTGTCGTGAGGAATGTGAACCATCGCCTCAAAGGCGTCTAGCTCTCCCCTGTCGTTGCGCCCTGAGAGGCGTACATCATCGCTGGCAGGCAGCGTCCAGCCTATGGCATCCGTCCAGCGCACAGCTAGGATGAATGGCAACTCGCCAGCAAGAGCCCGTCCTCTCTGTACCTTCACCCAGCTTACCGTGTAGTCCGGGTAGGTCAGCCGCTTCACGTTGCGAACCTTCACCTCTAGGTAGCCCTTGAGCGTGCCTTCTCGGTAGAGACCGTAGTCAACAAACTGCTCTGGCGGCAGCTTAACAGCCTCCGCCTTCCACAGGCGGCAGAGAACGTCCACAACAGCCTGCTCGTTAGCCCTGTCCTGCTCTGTCTCGAACCAGCTCATTGGCATTGACGGTAAAGGATTGCAGTGAGCCCAACGGCGGCGGTGATGAGGATGAGTAGAACGTCTACCTCTGTGAATGTGGTGTGCATTTGAATTCCATATGACTGCCGTTGTATTGTGTTATGGGTTAAGTGCCTCAAAATCAAGGCTTCTATTTTTCTCCATTTAGGTGCCGATTTTCCTTTTATTCTTGACAGGAATCTGTACCCTCTAGCTTCAGCGTACTAAAGCAAGGGGGGAAGTTGCTTTAGCCGCTTCGCTAGCAAAGCAGGGATTATTGCTGCAATGTTGTTGCCTCCTGTTTGATGAAGCTTTCAAGGTCTGGCTGGTCCAGCGGAGCCGCAAGAACGTCTGAGTAGTCCAGTGTTGGAACGCTATCAGAGGGGTGGTCCACAGGCTCTGGAACGATCAATTCGGCTTCCATCCAAGCCTTTGGAGGATTTGGGTGGTTTCTCGGATACATCTCGAACGTAAGCTTGATATCCGCCTGCTGGGGTTTCTGGTCCTCCGCAAACTCTCCAGCAAGCTTCGCATCGACCGTCAGAGCAGCCAGCCGATCAAAGGTTGCTTCAACTTTATCTCCTTTCCTGACTACTTTGGTCGGGATTAAACCTTCGATCATCTGGCGTAAAAGATCCCGCTTGTGATCGAGAGCAGCAACGGCTCGGCCATGCACTTCGCCTTGGATTTCGGCAATGCGGTCCTTGATTTCAGGCCGCTGATAAAGGCTGTAACCTCCGTTGCCAGCGGCTGAATTGCCCGGGTGGAGCTTTCTGTAAGCTGCTGATCTGTCGAGACCTTCAGCAATCAGCCAAGCAAAGCGTTCGTGAATTCGATTCTTGAGGCGCGGCATAAAAGGGTGGGAATATTCCTCTGTACGGTTTCCCGTACGTTCACAGGGAAATGTTAATCCCGACTGGTTTGGTAATGTATGAGCAAAGGTAATCCCGACTGAAGTCACAGGGTATCGGCCATTGCGAGCTTTGTGTTGTTGAGAAATGTTTCGATGGTTGCTTTGAGTTTTGCTGGAAGCTTGGTGTTTTTGGCGGTTTCGAGTAGGTTGAGAGCGTCACAGAGGATGGGTGCGTAGACATCGAGCCACTCTTGGAGGTTGTCAGCGTGTTGCTGGTGATGACGGTCTATGGAGTTGTTCGCCATGCCGCCAATGTCTGCGATGATGGATTCTAGTTCATCTCCGAGAGCGGTGAGTTTGATGGCTCTGCCGTTGTCGATGATGTCGGCCTTGAATGTGTGTTGATGCTCTGAGATGAGAACAAGGATGGAAGATTCCTCTGTGGTTGAGAGCCCGCCCGAGATGGTTTGAGAGCCGTGAGCAGTGGCGCGAAATACGTTGTTCATTTGGTGGGCGGGCCTCCA